GCATGGGGACGGGCGGGTATTCATCCCGGCAGTTTCGGTCAGAGAAGCGCCCAGTGAGCATGAGGTGCTCACGGCGTTGCGCCTGGCGGAAGAGGGAATAGACGTGCTGTTCCGCATAGATTCGCTCGAAGAAGGCGTGAAGAACCCAGATGCGGAAATGAATCAGCAGGTCTGGGAGTTCAAAGCGCCCACGGGGCAAGGTAAGAACACCGTAGATTCGCAGATGAAGCGAGCGGGGAAACAGGCTGAACGCCTGGTCCTCGATCTACGCCGTAGCAACCTCGACGATAAGGAATCGATCCAGGATGTCCGGCAAAGTATGCAGGGCCGTCATCTTACCCAAGTGATTGTCATAGATCACGCAGGAAATATTGTCCACATTCCATGAGTGTGCTACCCTAGCGGTGAGGACATTAGGCAGCCCCTTCGGGCAGCTGACATGTCCTCACTTCATATAGCTCAAACTCACCGGCCATGGGCGCAATGCCCGGGCCGGTTTTTGATACCCCAACCAGTAGCCCCCAGCCGTAACGGCGTGGGGGCTTTCGTGTACCCGGAATGGGAGGAATCACCATGAAGAACCACCTGAAGCACCGTCCATACCTTCGATTTGTCGACGCCCCGTCCGCAGAAACGGGAGGGGACGCGCCGGCCGCGCAGGATGCCCCTGCAGCCGCTGCTGAGGCTACGGCCCCGCAGGTTGACTGGGAGGCTGAAGCGCGGAAGTGGAAGGAGCTCTCTCGCAAGAATGAGTCTCGGATGAAGGAGAACGCCGAAAAGGCGAGGCTCTATGACGAGGCTCAGGAGCAGGGCAAGTCCGAGCTGCAGAAGGCGCAGGAAGCGGCAGCGAAGGCTGAGGCGCGAGCTGCGGCGATGGAGGCCGAGGCGATGCGAGCGAAGGTCGCGGCAGCGACGGGCGTGGACGCGGACCTGCTGTCTGGCTCGTCAGAGGACGAGCTGAGGGCATCTGCTGAGCGTCTCCTCGCCTGGCGAGGCGCGCAGGTCCCCAAGGGTGCTCCCGCGGCTGATGCAGGGGTTCGTGGTGACGAGATCAGGGCTGCCAGACAGCTCACCAGGGATGACCTCAAGAAGATATCTCCCGCAGAGATCATCAAGGCCCGTCAGGACGGGCAACTGAACAACATCATGGGCATCGCATAAGCGAGCCAAGAAAGGACACACAATGACTCTCACGCATTTCATTCCGGAACTGTGGTCGGCAAGCATCCTCGAGAACTTCCGCCGTGACACGGTGCTCGTCGGCATGGCGAACCGCGAGTACGAGAAGGCCTTCACCGCGGGCTCGAAGATTCACATCCCCGGAATCGTGGATGTGAAGGTGAAGGATTACAAGACCGGCGCAGTGACTGCGTCCGGCGGCGCTAAGGTGCCGCGCACGACCGTCCCCGATGCCGTGGAATCCACGGGCATCGAGATCACCATTGACCAGGAGAAGAGCTTCGACTTCCTGGTCGATGACATCGACGCCGCGCAGGCGAACCAGTCGCTCGACGCGTACACCAAGTCGGCGGCGGCAGCGCTCGTTGAAGACGCGGAAACCTTCCTGACCGCGATGCTGACCTCCAAGGGCACGGCGGTCACGGGCATCGCGAACCCGACGAACTGGGAGACGGCTTACGCCGCGATCCTGAAGCTGCGCGGCAAGCTCTCGGCCGAGAAGATCCCCGCCATGGACCGCGTCCTCCTGATCAACGCGGCCTTCGAGGAGTTCCTCCTCTCTGACGGTTCGAAGCTCACCAGCTTCGACAAGTCGAACATGACGGATGGCCTCCGCGAGGCGACGATCGGTCGTCTCCTGGGCTTCGACGTGGTCACGAGCCCCTGGCTCGATAACACGAAGCCGATGGCTATCGCGTTCCACAAGTCGTCGGTGGCCTACGTGTCCCAGGTCGAGAAGACCGAGTCGATGCGTGCCGAGCAGACCTTCGCGGATCGAGTTCGTGGTCTGCACGTGTACGGCGGTGCGGTCCTGCGTCCCAAGGCGATCCAGGTATTCAGGGCGGCATGATGCGGGTCAAGGGAGATAACGGGATCGAGTTCGAGCTCGCGGACGAGGTCGCCACGGCAATGATCACGGCAGCAATCGTTGAGGAAGTCACTGACCTCGTCGACGCTGATCCAGCCATCGACGAGGTCTCCGAGGCCGTCGAGGAGCCGGAGCCGGAGCCCGAGCCGGCCAAGTCCAAGAAGTAGGGGGGACGATGCCTGTTCCGCTGGTAACTGTAGAGGACATCGAGGCCGCTCTCGGCCGTCCCCTCACAGACTCGGAGTCGGCGCGGGCAAGGTTCATCGCTGACAAGCTCGTCGAGGCCTTCAAGGCGCGCGCACGCCAGACGTTCACCGTCGAGGCGTACACGCACCGCCTGAAGGTCGACGCGGGTGGACGAGTCGTCCCCACGCGGGCGCCGCTCGTCTCCGTCGAGGCTGTCACGACAGACGACGGGCAGGCGATCCCCTACAACGTCAGGCACGGCTTTATCCAAGTCGGCGCACCTGCGAACGAGTTCGTGGTCGTCACCTACGAGGCGGGCCTCTCCGAGGTCCCCGCAGCGGTTCGACTACAGCTCGCAGATAGCGTGCGTCGTATCCTCCTCATCCCCGACGCCGCCGCTCAAGGGGCAACCCAAATGACCGAGACGACGGGACCGTTCACGCAGTCCCGCCAGTACGCCACATGGGCAGTGGGCGGCCAAGCCATCCTCTCCCCAGACGACCAGGCGCTCGCGGATGCGTACCGGCCGCGACGTGCCGGGCATGTCTGGGTGTTGGGAGGGGCCTGACGTGATGGAGGAATGGAAGACCCCGATTCAGGTAGAAGGAGCCGTCCATCGTGACGGGGACGGCTACCTCGTCGAGGAATCGAAGCCGCGCCTCATCGGGGGGTGCCTGATCGCGCCGGGACAGTTCACTGTGCCGGGGCTCCTCGATCAGGCAGCCTCTGAACGGGCCGACGAGACCGCGACACTCTACCTCCCGAGCGGAATAACGCTGCGCGTTGGGGACGTCATCCGTGTTCCGGCCGAGCATCCTCTCGGTGGGACGTGGAGGGTCGAGGAGCCGTCCTCGCCGTGGCCGCGCGGCACGGCTGTCGTGATCTCTCGGAGGTGAGCATGGCAGTCAAGTTCGTGGTCAGCTCGGCCGCGATCGAGGCGCTTCTACAGTCTGCGTCGATCAGTGAAGCAATGGTCAGCGAAGCCGAATCGCTGCGTGCGGCGGCGGCAGCAGCGGCTCCGAAAAGGGACCGGGTACTCACCGAGGCGTACAGGGTCGAGGCTGTGACGGCAACTGTGAAGACGCGCCGAAACGGCTCGTCTCGCAGGGCTGTCGGCCGTGTCATCAACGATGCCCCACACGCCGTGCCTGTCGAGTTCGGGCACTTCGCCAGAGACGGGCGCCGCGTCCCCGGGCATCACACGCTCGGAAAGCTTGCGGGCTCCAAGCGCGCACGACGAGGAGGACGCTCATGAAGTACACGGACCCCGTCCAGGTACTGCGAGACGCGATCACCTCAGCAACGGGAGCGAAGACAGTACGGGTGATCCAGGAGGGCAGCCTCCCGGACACGTGGCCTATGCCGCTCGTGCATGTCTACGCGACCCAATCCCAGGACCTCGATTTCGAGCGCATCACCTCCGTTGCCGTCGACGTGTACGCCAAGACCCCCACAGGGCCAGGCGTCGGCGGCGCGGAGGCGCTCGCGGATGAGGTTGTGGATGCTCTGTCAGTTCGTCCTGTGGTGGGGGCCTCTGGGTGGGTGGATGAGGCTTCTGTGCCGTCTCGCCTGGGGGTGCGCGCCGCTTATGGCGTCGTTGAGGTGGTGGGCCTCAGCGTGGAAGTCACTCAACGTCCCACCGACTAACCAATCTGATCTGGAAGGGAAACTGATATGGCCGATACCACGACCATTGAAGCGCTGAAGAGGAAGCACAACAAGTCTAAGAACGTCAGGAAGGCTCTCAACGTCCTGGCGTTTGTCGCACCGCTCACGACCGCTGTCCCGGAGGCGCTGACAGGCGCAAGCGGTGCGATGAAGGAACTCCCCGCGGACTGGACTCCGCTGGGAATTTTCACGACCGATGGCGGGGAGATCACGCCTGACGTATCCGTGGATGATGTAGACGGCCTGGGCTACGCAGAGCCTGTGCGCTCTGACCTGACCAAGGCAACCAAGACGATCAAGCTCAACATCTTCGAGCTTTTCCGCAAGGAGATGCTGAGCCTGACGCACGGCATTGACCTCTCGCAGGTCAAGGCAAACGCGACCACGGGAGAAGTCGTTTTCGACGATCCGCTTCTTCCCTCCATCCCGGAGAAGCGTCTGCTGATCGTCGCAGCCGACGGCCCTGCTGATGACGAGTGGCTGATGGGTTGGTGTTTCACGCGCGCCAAGCTCGTCTCAATGCCGACGATCTCGCTCAAGGCGACGGACCCCATTACTGGCGACCTCGAATTCAAGGCATTCGCCGACGAGACAGCAGGCACCGCCTGCCGTAATTACTACGGTGGCTCGGCGATGCTCAAGCACCGTGACATCACGGGCTTCAGCGTCTGACACATACTGCGGGCGGGGGCCGGGGATGTTCTCCCTCCGGCCTCTGCCCGCTACCACCCCCAGGAGAACACCACAGGATAGGACAAGCATGGACCAGCTGACCTTCACGAAGACGATCAAGACGGACGGCGGAAACGACCTCGTACTCACACGAGTCACCGACGACGCAGCCGACGCGAACACTCTGCGCGCACAGGGATGGGCAGAAGCCCAGCCCGAAGAGCCCGAAGACGCCACGCCGACGCTGCCTGCCCCGCCCGCCAGCACCCAGCGCAACAACTGACCGACCAAACAAGGAGAACACCAATGGCCGATAAGATCACCCCGACCCTGACCCTCGCCGCCCTCAACAACCTCGATGGCGCAGCAGAGGTCACCCCGTTCACCTTCGGGATTAACAACCGAATCGTGACATTCCCGGACCCTCTGGGCATGAGCCCCGAGGCCGGCGAAGACCTCCTCCTCGATCTTGGCGGCGGGAAGCGTGCCACCGAGGTTATCAACAAGTGCTTATACCCATCTGACGCTGCCGACGAAGGCTTCGGTGTAGATC